TAGTTACGTTTTGAACTTTTTGTATAGGTAAAGCAGCAATTGTTATAGATTTTTCTATAAAAGGGCTTAAACGACCTATAACATTCCTATTTCGGGCTTTTACGGATGTAGTACCTAAAGGCATTGCTTTGATAGTAGAATCTTCTGTTAAAAACAATTTTTCATAATTAGACCCTGTTGATAATGTGTACACAGCGCTATTAACCAAGTTAAATGACCCAGGAAATTTAGCAGAATCATAATCAAAAGTAAAAGTGTTACTAGAAACATTATTAATAGTCCCTGAAGGGTTAGCTGATATGTTAACAAAGCTATAAGCAGACAGATCTATAGTAGGACTACTAGCTAGCGTGATTTTATACACACTATTAGCGGTAAGGGCAGTATTATATTCAGGATTCAGAGGGTCATAGCTAGAACCAATAACACTGTACACGTTATTAAAACTTACTTGTACACTATCCCCTACCTCAATTATAGGCACAGAGTAGCTATCTATTTCTATTCTATAATTAGTTTCATTAGGGCCGTAGGCATACTGTATATTTGCTGATATCGACAGATTAGCGTTGGTATTTACGGTGTATCCAGACTTTTTAAGTACACCATCTATAAATAACCTAACAAATGCAGCTTTACGCGGTTTAAAGTCTAAATCTATAGTGTTTGCTGTTAAAAGACCTTCAGATACATAAGTATTCTCAGAACCTGTGACAAAAAAACTATTAGCGTTATAGTAACCTTTAGCTAGTATTTGATCTATTGTTATGTAAAAAGGAGCAGCAGGTATGTTCTCACTTAGAGTTGCTAGTCCAGTAGAGGTATCTTCTATACATAAACTATTGTTTGCTAGATCATACGATAGTATATCTCTTGCTAGAGTAACTAACCTACTATTATATCCGATAAAGTTTATTAGCCCTTCTGAATCAGCTTTTTCAACTACAGGTATACTAACTTTGTCTGTACCTCGTAGATTAGGTATTTGACCATCATTTACTTCTAGCACGTGCTGATCGAAGTTATTATCATAACAACTACTCAGACCTTCGATAGTTAATTTTATCTGGTCTAAGTTAATTACAGACACGTTATTACATAATAAGCGAATTACTCCAACATCAGAAGTAAAACCGCTCTTACCTGTAATAGTAGCAGTGCTTTCCCCATTAGACAAGAAAGAGTAATCAAGTGCAGATATAGTAAGTGGCTCAGTATTACTTATGCTAGTTAGTATAGTTGTATTGTCTGGAAAAGATATATAGTACTCAGTAGCAAATTGCTGACCGTAGTTTAGCTTTTCTGTACTTGTCTCAAGTACTCCGTCTACAGTTACTGACCCATCTATCTCAGCTCTAGGACGAGCAGTAAAAGTAAAGTTAGGTGCTGGAGGCGTGCTAAAAGGACTAGTTACATCAATGTAAGCAGTAGGTTCGTAGTTGATAAAAGTATCAGAGTCAACATATACATTTGATATGTACTCGATAGCAGACACAGTAATTGAGTGATCTTTAGGGTCTCTATTTAAATTAGTAACTTTGAATAGTTTATCTGATTTATTACTAAAATAGTTACCTGGGTTCTCAAATTCACCAAAACTCCATAAGTCTCCAGCACTAGGGGCGTTATTAGCATAAAATCCGGCTGTTAGCGGTTTTATACTTTTAGTTATAGGATCAAATACGCCTGTCAAAGATACATTAGCCATATCAACACTACTACTAGTATTACCCGTAGAGAATAAACCGTAGTTAGTATTACTAGCTATATAGAGGTCTACTCTGTCAGAGTTAAGTTTAATTACTCGCATTGCAAGAGGGTTATTATTAGCAGTAAATAGGTTACTACTTATAGCAGGTACTGTAAAGTGTTCAATAGTAACGTTAGTGTCTGAACTATTACTGATAGCAGAGTTGGCCACAACTCTGCCACTAAAACCGTATTCAACTCCAGAACTTTTTGATGACACAGCTATAACATCCCCAGGACTCAAGCTTAAAGCATCTGTACTAGTTTCAAATGTTATATTTCTTTTTAAATACTTAGACGACGCTATATGGTACTGACCAGCTCTCATAGCTTGACTGCGTCTTGTAACGCCTGGCATATCTATAGAAGCTATATTTTCTATTGCAGTAATCTCTGAACCGTCATTAGCCTCTGAAGAGTCTATTCTAACTACTTCTCTTTTAAAGTGGTTAGTTGGGTCTAGATAAGTAACATCTACGCCAGTTAGTATACTACTCTCTTTTGTTCCCGATACTTTAAAAGTTCCTTGTTTTATAGTAGCATCGTTAAATAACATTACTGGGTATTCATCTGGTATGTCAGAAGCTAAGGTAATTTTACCTCCTGAGTACACTAACATAGACCTAAAAGTAGCGGATAGCTTATTTAACGAATCTATACTTTTGCTTTGTTTGTCAATACTCACATCTAATATAAAACGGCGTTCGTCTATAGGAGTACCTTTAGCTAGCCCGATTTGGTTTTCTTTAACTGACGTAAAAGTGGATAAAGGCTTATACCTAAATGATCCGTCTGAAAGTCCAGAAACACCTATATATATACCGTTATAATTACAAGAATCGCAGTATTGACCTACCTGATAAAATTTGTATTTATCTATAAGATTTTCTCCAATACCTAGTCCGTAAGTTTTGTTAGTTAATATATCATATAAAATCCATACAGGATTTTGGGTCCAACTATATACAAAGGTACCGTCCCAAGTACCGGTATATAAGCACGGGTTTTCAGAGTATAGAATATTAGTACCGGATTGTTGTAGCCTATACCCATAAGTAGTTCTGTTAGAAACACCTACTTCTAGCTGCCTCCAGTCAATTTCTCCAGATTCTAAAATAGGCTGATTATAGTTAGAAGGGACTTTAACTATCAAGGCTTTAGCTAGACTGGTAAAGCTAGGTACACCTCCTGTATGTTCGTCCGCTGCTTTTATAGCATAGCCTATTAAAGCTGTTCTAGGATATGCTTGAGGCGTATTTTGTACTTCATCCCAACCCTGTAAGACGATAGAATCTTCAATCTTTGAGTCATCACTTTCATCACTTGTCTTAGTTATGCTAAATCTATAACCATCTTCAGATAAAAATTCTGAAGCAATATTATATTGTATAGTTAGCTTATACGAAGTGTCTGTTTTACCTTGGATAGTATAGCTACTATCAGATATAGTAACTGCTCCTAGATAATCAAAAATTTGAATTCTTAAGTTAATTGAGTGTGGTTTTACGTTACCTTTTTCATCACCTTTAAATAGCCTATCTACTACAAAGTTAAAACGTAAAGCATCCCAAGCACTAGAACTAGTTTCTTGCAAAGTTACACTAGAAGACGGAACACCATCTATGTTTCCTTTTTTTAATTTTACTGCACTAGCAAATACTTGTGGAGAAACTACTACATCCCCAAAAGAAGGTAGAGGGTCTTGCGTGGTTGTACCATAAGCAGCAGTAGTTTTAAATTTATTTACATCTTCTGAGCCATCACCATCTATTTTTATTAGATCGTCTATAGTACTATTTGCTATTTGTATATCCTGAGGCCCGTTAGGGTTGATTCTATAAAAAGGGCCTTCCCCTAATCCATTAACAATAAATAAAACATCAGTAGAAAACAAAGAGTTAGGCGATACTGTACCACCACCTTTGCTGCCTCCGCCTGCCCCAGTTATTTTAGGTACTGTTATACCAGAATGTTTAGTGTATAATTTTGTCATTCAGAATTTCCATTTACTATTCTAATAGCCTAAGGGCTATCTCCAAACAGTGACTCAGTTGTTATGTTATTTGGGTTAGAGGTATAGTCATAAAGCTCGCCCTCAACAGTTACTGTTTCAGATTTGCCATGTGTTACTGTGTTTATGTACCCGCTTAGCATTTGCCCAGCTATTCTTACCATACCATAGTGTAAAGCAACTGGTACGCCGCTTTCCGTAGTATTCTGAAGACCACTAAATAAACCGCTTTCTCTAGACTGTTCCTGTGTTTCTGGTTCTGGCGCAAATAACGATGCTGCAGCCCCCATAGCTAAACTTATACCTATTTGCTTAGACAGCATAGCCATATTCATTTCAGAGCCAAACAAAGTGATCTCAGCTAATCCAGGAGCAAATGTAGGTAAAAATATAAAAGCAGCGGCTAATAATCCCATGATTAGTACATTTCTTTTACCGCCGCCACCAGTAATAGCAGGTACAATATATAAAGTATCGCCTTCTTTTGCTGCTCTTATAGCTAGTTCTTCATTTTTTACTACTTTTAGATTTTTATCTACAATAGCAAAGTCTTCTTGCTGTACTACTAGAGCTTGCTGTTTACAGTATATAGCAAACTTTGGGTGTATAGAAGATAAATAATATAACACATCTGAGTATACGTTTATATCTACAGAATAACTTGGCTCATCAAATAAAAATCTATAGGAACTATGAGGTTTAATAGTTACTAGCAAAATGTTCTTCTTTCAAAGGCTCAAAGCATAAAACGTCTAAAGACTTTTCAAACCAGTATAAATAAAATTTATTATTAAAGCCTACTATAAATTTGTATTGATTAAAAGCTGCGCTCAGTTTGTCTTCTTTACTAGGTATTGGATTATCATCTCCGGGATGTGAGTGAAATATACCCCATATATTTCCATCATATTTTATTAAAGCAGCAGGGTCTAAATAGAAACTAAGCTTAGGAGTGTTGCTTATGTTTTTACAAGGTATATATTCATAATCATTAGTAATAATACCCACACACTCTAACGGATATGAGTCCATAGCATGCTTATTCATTGCATTTTTTAGCTTAACAAGGTTGACCATCTGTAAATTCCTAGAGTATATTGTTTATAGTAGTTTCCGTAAGGAGAGGTAAAGCTGGGCCTATTCTGCATTGTATGTATTATTTTATTTGTTCCTACATACAAAGCACAATGATTAGCAACATTAGTATCACCTATATTTATTAGTATTACGTCAAAACACTTAGGATTACTGACTTTATCCCACAAAAAATCTGAACGTCTTTCATTAATTGCAAGCTGTAAAAAAGACTTATTAGTTTTATTATACCAAGTATCATCGGCTATATTACAAAAATCTGAGGAACTATAGGGTATGTCAAAGGAACATTCTTGCTGTAGTATATAGGAGCATAAATTAAAACAATCTAATCCTGTTTTAGGATTTATACCCATGTACTTATAAGGTATGCCTATATATTTATCAAACCAACTCATTTAGTCTATAGCACGCATAAATGTTTTGTATATCTTCTGAAGTCATGGATTCTATTTTGGACATGCTATTCTCTCTTACATGTAGCATTTTGTAATTTTCTAGATATAGTGAAAAATGA